TTATATAGCCACCAGCCATTAGTATTCTAGTTTCTTTATTCGTAGTTGTACTTTCAGCAATAACTTGACATGTACACTTTTCATCTCTGATTATGTTTCTTACATTCCTAGCGTAACTTTCACCACCACTATTAGCTTCAATTTTCATAATAGTACATTTACTATCTATTAACATTTGACTTACTAATGGTTCGGTTATCTCAACACCATCTTGCGTAAAAACACAATCTATGATGTAAGTGTTCATCCCAAATTTTTCGCCAATCAATGAACAAAGAAAATCACTTCCTTTATCCGCTGTATCTGTAAATCCAATTCGACCATCACTTTTTTTAGTATCAATCTCTTTCATTGTAAATCTATTTAAGTCCTCAATTGGAAACAAAAGACCTTTGCTTTCAACTGGATTTTGCATGAACTCAGCTTCCCATATGAAGTCACTAGTGACATTCTTAATAGCTTCATACTCAGCTGTTGTTTTAACTTCTTCACAGAAACTTTTTCCATCTGGTGTCATAGCTGGAATACTTAAGACTTTAATATCTGGATTATAATTCTCAGAACTTTCATCTGTAAGTTTTCCAATAATATCGTTTCTAGTCCAGCGAGTTGCAATGTGAATTTCACTACAACCTGTTTCTAAACGTGAAAGATGAGTTGATGTATACCAATCCCATACATTAACAATAGTTGTTTCAGATAAAGCTTCTTCTATATTTTTTAAACTATCATCCAATATTGCACAACTCTTACAACCAAAACCAGTTAAACTTCCCCCAACTCCAGCACAAAAGTAACTAGGTTGCGTATATCCTTGCAATGACCATGAATTAACTGCACTATTAGTTCTACTAATTGTACTCTCAAAGACTTTCTGATACTTCTCACTTGGAATTATCCCATCCCTTATATCCCTTGAAAACTTTTCTGCTAATGTAGCAGCGTAACTATTTCTCATAACTGAACCAGCTGGATTTTTACCAAGTAACCATGCACTAAATAAACTTACTATATAACTTTTACCAGCACGTGGCGGCATACTTATTGCCAATATCTTAACCTTCTTATCTGCTACCTCTTGCAAAGCATCTGCAATTAATCTTAAATGCGGTTTACCCTCAGTAAAAAAACTAGGGTCAAAATATACACAGAATTTATAAAAATTATTCTGTAGTTCCCTTCTCCTTTGTTCCCTCTTTAATATTAATAACTTCTCACTACTCTTCCTATCCATAAAGTGATTTCCCCTTTTTGAAATTTTAAATATTTTTTGGAGAAATGGTTTTCTCTCTACTTAGATTTTATCTAAAAGCTATTTCACATTACATTATTTAAAAGATGATGTGAATAGCTTCGTACTATTATCGTAATTGTATTAGTTAAAAATAGAATTGTTATCTCTACGATAGACGAACCTCACTTAACCAGCCTATACCTTCATTGTTAAAAAAGGGTTTACCATATTTTAATAAAAAATATATAACAGGGGTATAATAGTCAGCACCCCACCCACCCCGAAAATTTCTGGCGGTTCTGAACTGGATTACTTTTCCAACCTTGTCATAAAAATGAATTAAATTAATTAATAATAAAATAAAAAAGAATAGTCTATCTATCTAGTCATACCATGCCATGCCATGCCATACACCTTGTCATATAAGACCCCTTATATAGACACCTTATATAAGACCCCTATATATAAGACCCTTATATAAGACCCTCTTATAAGACCCCTTATATAGACCTTCTATATAGACCCTTTATATGATACTATTAAGTTGTTACCCAACGGTGAGGGATTGGCATTTCATCCAGTTATACCCCCATTCTTAAAAACAGTATTTAAAGGAAAAGTTTCCCTTACTATATCGAACTTCGTTAAAATCGGATTTAGCGAAGTTCAAAATCCGTCTAGCCAATAGCTTCATTCTTAACGGTTTGCCAAAATCTGTTTACAATTTGTTTATATCTCGTTCATTCTTTGTTCATTTCTAACTGTTTTAACTCTTCTAAAATCTCATTATCTGACATTTTTGATACTTCATGATTAATGTTTATATTCTCAGTTTCAATCTTTTCAGTGAATAACTTAAGATGTTTACCCAATAATTCATAAGCTTTATTAGAACCAGCACTATCTAATTTAAACTTTCCAATGCTTTTTCCGTTCTTATCTGTGAGTTCTTCTTCTTTACTACACTTAATAGCTATTTCTTTTAGTCCACCTAGCACAAATTCAGCTGTTATGCCTAAATTTTTCGTTCGTGCAGCTTTTTTTGCCTCTAAAATAGCCATTATCTTAGGATTTCTTAGAAGTTTGAACCCTTCGACTGCTGCGATATTATCTGTGCTTTTATCATCTTTAAGGTTAAACGCTTTCTTATAACTACGAGTTGCATTATAATCTATGATATATTCACATACAAATATTTCCTGTTTAGGTGTCATGTTTTCCCCCTCCTTATAATGTATCATTTATTCAGTCATACTCTAGTATGCCTTTATTATTCTAATGCCTCTAGTGACCTCTCATAGAGACCATATTTGATTATAAACATAAAAAAAGAACCCTTATATTAAGAGTTCCTTTTATATACCTACTTTAGTATTATATTAGTTCTTTTACCTTCACATAGTATAATGTATTTACCTTCAAAGCTTTGCGAGAATATATACCTCGCATTTCTTATGCTTGTAGTCTTTACTGTATCGAATAAACACCCTTCACTATTTATTAGTTCATACTTTTTTATCATCTGTTTACCCTCCTAATATTTATCAGCTTTTAGCTTATATGTTTCGCTTCTAACTCTATCCTCTAAACCTTCCAAATAGTATCTATACTTTAATTTGGTTTGTTCTTCCTCTGTATCGCCTTTTCCTTTACTAGCTTCTTCTCTAAGTTTTATATTCTCTTTAATTAATAAGTGTTTTATAGCTATTAAGTCTTCTAAGGTTAAGTTTAACATTTGTTTACCTCCTTTTTTAATGTTGCAAAGTATTGTATTACCTCAGTATCAACATAAAACTTGTACTTAGAACTAGGGATATTTTCACATGTACAGAAACATTCATTCCCTTCTAATTCTTCTTTAACATCTTTCTTACTTACTATATAAGCCATTGGATAAATTTTGTTTATTACGAAATTACCATTTGATGATAAGTTTTCAACATATTTTTCTTTTGTCATTTGTTTGCCCTCCCTTATTTGTGTTCTATATTTACTATTATACGCTTATTTATCGTATAGTCAAGAACTATTTAATAGTAAATAAAGGGAATTAATAGGCATAAAAAAACAACCCTTTTGAGGTTGCTTTCCTATATATACTATTTTAAAACTATTTTTAATTCTGAAACATGTTCATACTTATTATATAATTGCTTATATAAATCAATTGCATCTATTGCGTAAAATGTTTCTTTAATTTTATAAAATATACCTATTGCGTTTACTTCTCTACCTTTAAAGCTTAATATATATTTTTTCATTTGTTTGCCCTCCTTAGTATCTATCAATTATAACATATCTTTCTATGATTTCTAACAACATGCAATACTCTACCCCATGAATTTTGTATAAGTTGGTATTGAATACTTTTGTATAATCATTTTCAATTCTAGCGGTTATTATTCTGCTAATGTCTATTACCTTAGTATAAGAAGGATTACGTTTTTTCTGTATTTCCCTTAATATTTCTCTGTTTAATGTATTCTTAGATACTTTGAAGTTACTCATTTGTTTAATCCCCTTTTATATTTATTTGTTTCTATAATTTCATTATACGCTTTATATACGTAATATCAATAGTAATATATGGTAACTCAATTGTTAAATATTACTACTATACAATTACGATAAATAAGCGTAATATAATCAATATACAAATAAATTTTAAAGGGGTTTTAAAAATGAATAAAGCACAATTACAATCTATAATAGAAAGAATTGAATATAATACGAGATTATACAAGTATACCTTTAATAGTGGCATGACTAATCATGATAAAGTTACTAATTATTTTAGAATATTAACAAATTTAGATGACATTGACTTTGAAACATCTGTAATATGCCAATGGGATGAAAACAAAGAACTACTAACTTATAACCAACAAGCAAGTGACCTACATTGGTATATAAGAAAAAACATATTAGAGATGGTAAATTAATGAAAAAACTTATAATACTATCAATTATAGTAATCTCATTAATAGCAATTACCTTTTTGCCTCTACTACATCAGATATTACCATCTGGTATATGTCACTTTTCATTATATGATTGTGTGTATATGGATATAGTAGAACATCAATGTAATAC